ACGCTAAATTTGTTAGCTCGCTAACTTTTTGCGTTAGACCATCTACTTCTTGGGTCAACTCGTCTGCCTTTTTTGCTTTCTCAAAATACGACACCAAATCTTCTTCAGAATTTATGTCTTTTTCGTACTTTGCCTTTGCATAACTCTTAAAAGAATCAAACGAAAACTCGTCTGTTTTCACTTCTTCTTTTACGGGTTCTTTTACATCTTTTACTTCTTCTGTTTTTACATCTACAACAGGTGCATCCACCACGGGGGCTTCCTCTGCTTTTACTGTCGCTAAAATCTCATTATAATCCATTATATATTTTTTGTTGTTCGCAAATATATGTTAAATAAAATACACCAAATTAAATAGCCTGTCCCTCAACAGGTATCGGTGATTCGCTCACGGGTGCTGACGGTGCTTGCTGTTGTGGTGCTTGCTGTTGCTGCTGTCCACGTGGTATTGGAACACCGTTCAGTACCATTAACGCCTGCATTGCTGTCATCTCTCCTTTTTTGACTGCTTCGTTCAGAATTTGATTAGTCCCCTTAGTCTTTTCATTGGCAATTTCAGACTGTGTTTTAAGCATGAACTCCTGTTGCTTGTTCTGTGCTTTCATTTGTTCAAGCTGTTGCGCACCCTGCATGGTCTGTTGGTTTGCCCTTGCTGCTGCTTCTTCTGCTTCTCTTTTTGCTTTTTTATTAGCTGCACCAAGTAACATTGCTATTCTCTTTAGACTTTCACCCGCATTTATCATCGAATTGAACCTAACATAGTCTGCTTCTGTTATTCCTACCTTGCCATCACGCCCGTTCTTCAATGATAGTGCTATCATTTCTTTTAGCTCTGCTATGTCTTTCTGTGTTGGTCGTGCGTGTGTCCTTATTCCGTACTTCACGTCATGCCCCTCTGCTATGCGCAACAGTTCAAGATTAGATGCCCCTACAACGTCTTCATAAGCCTTTGCAGCCACTTTCTCATCCTTTACGGTATATTGTATCCTCAGACACATATTTCGTGCTACATCGGATTTTAGTATGTTTGCTTTTTTAACGATATTCTTTAATATATCACTCGTCCCCATGATAGAATATTCATTCACCGCCTTGCCTGTTCCGCTATCGGGTGATGAACCCATTGACAAAGGATTTATACCTGTCAGTTCTTCTATCTGTCTTAACGCCCAATCCATTGCCGTTACCTGTTCCTGTAACACCGCACCTGCCCCACCATCTAACTTTTCTATCGGGCGTGTGTTCTGAACCGTGTGTCTGCCTTGTGTGTTTTCTGAACTAAAGAATAATGTTCCTGTTTCCCTGTATGCTTTTAACACGTCCTTTGGGTTCATCTTTCTGCCACCCAAATTAATGTTGTTAATAATTGCCATGTCAATAGCTAACCCATTGATTGTACTCATCCTGATTCCCTGTTGGAACTTCATCCAACTGTTCATGTATAAGTCTAACACGGGGATTAGTCTTGGAATGATTGGTCTTCCAAATACCTTTACCATGTGGATAGGTAACACGGGTTCTGACAATCCGTCCCTGCATTGGTGCTTCATTCTGCCATAATCGTACATTAACTCTGTGTCGATTATCCAATGTGCCTCACGGACTGTTTTTATTCTTGTTTTTAATAATTCATCGTTCTTGCCTAACTTGGCTTTTCCATCGTATTCCCTTGTTCTCTTTTTTCCATACCTGTTCGTGTGTGATACTTCCTGTTTGTAATCTACATCTATCCAATTCACCACGAACACGGGTACTACAAACTTGTCTGTCTGTTCTGCAAAGCCATATTCTGCTCCTTTGTTTATTGAGTTGGGGTCTTCGTATTTATCGTTACCAAAATCTCCTGAGAATTTCTTTGCTACACTTTTTAATTCTTCTTCTGTAAAGCCTTTTTGTTTTAAATCTGACAGCTTTACTAATTTAATAAAGAATCCATAGTCGGGATTTCTGTATGATTCTTCATCTACATATTGCACACCCGCTGTCTTAGCATTTATGTATTCTACTTTGGTTTGTCCTGTAATTGGATTATACACGTCCCTGACTGCTGCAAATCCTACTGTTACCAAATCTGCAAGTACCTTTTCTACTATCACCTCATCCCATGCTGACTGCTCAAAGGCATACTTCAGCAGTTGCTCCATTACTGTTGCGTAGGACGGTTTAAAACCACCCTCTGCTTCGTACAGATTCAGTTCTTCAAGGTTTTCAGGCACGAATCCTTGTTCCTGTTGTGGAAGCACCATTAAGGCTTTTAGCGTGTTTAGTTCATTCCGATATTGTTTGTCTGCCCACGCCCCCCACTTTGCTGTTTCCTTTACTGCACCGCTATACTTGTCTGTCGGGTCAACGGATACCATGTTTATCAGTTCTGACAGTTTGCCTATAAGCGAATCCATCATCTTCGGTGCGGGTGATTGTATTGTGAAATTCAGGTTATCACCCGCTTTTCTTTTCTTGTTTTTTACGGCTGCATCGTCTATCTTTTCAGACACGGTGCTTGTGTTGTCTGTTCCGTAATAGGCGTTTTCGTAAATACTCTGTGGCTGATTTCCGTGTGCATAACTCCTGTTAATATCCACATCCGAATAGGACGCATAATCAACGTATGTTCCACCCCTGCAAAACTCTTTATAAATAGCTTGTGCCATTTGTAGATTGTATGCGGGTTTATCCTTTTCGGCAGGACTTATCTGGTCGTTATCACGGTTGGGCATAACGTACTTTTTGCCCTTAGAATATTCATCGCCTTTGTAAATCATTTCAAAATATTTTTAACAAAGATAACACGTTGATTTTTTAACATAAAAATTGATACTTTATGCAAAATTCCAATAGTCCTCTGCGTTATACGAATCAGAATTATCGCTTAGCATTTCTTCTGCGTATGGAGTTTCTGCACCCATTAGACACATACCATGTGCTGTTAACCTATCATAGTGTCTCATCATCTCCATTCCAGTAATCTCCTTACATTCTTGTAGATATTCAGCAAATGCTTCCACGTGACACCTGTTTTCAAGGTAGTCCCTTGTTCTACTGAATAGCAATTGCTTAGACCTTTCCAACGAATCACACCCCGCTTTTTCCTTGTATCTTCCTGTCTTTAAGTCTATGTCGTAAAGAAGATATGCTCCATATTCTTTTTCGATAAAATATCTAAGCGTTTCATCTAAGTTTGTTTCAGGGTACACCATCGCCCCAAAATATATCGCTGCCTTTAACGTATCTTCGTTAAACTCATTTGAATTTGCGGGTCTATGTCTGTAAGACAACACAAACTTATATGTGTCCCAATCTTTTATTTCCTTACCGCCATCAACTGATGGGTCGTATTTAAGTAGTATAGCTATACCACCGTCAGACAACCTACTTTTCTTGCCAAGTGAAGCACCTGTCCGTGAATCCTGTTTTGTTCCGAACTTAAACGGGTCGCACCCTAACACGTACTTGTTTGGATACTGTGGTCGCCACATTGGAATATGTTTTCCCTTTATGGAACTATATGTGCTTATCTGTATTCTTTTATTAGATACGGCAGGACTTGGAAATTCACTTATCCTAAACCTACCATTTTCTTCATCGTGTACAAATTCAACATCGCTTCCAAACCCGTTTACCCACACTAAATCACCACGCACTGTTTTGTCTTCTCTCCTTAATTCAGCAAGCCTTTCATCTATCCTTTCAAGTGGAAATCCTATTGAACCTGCTTCTCCTAACCAACAGTCTGCATACTTAATAGGGAACAATTTCTTTTCTTCCCTATATGCTCTCATGGATTCTGAATCACCACGCTGAAGTAACACGTCTCTTTTGCCCTGTAAAAATTCAAGTGCTGTCTGTGTGAATCCTTCTTCTCTCTGATAGTCCAATATCGTATCTTTAACCGAAAATCCATAGCTGTCAATAAACCCGTCAAGACCCTCTGTTGCGGGTATAAACAACCTAAATAGTCCAGAAAATGTTTGTCCGCTTGACTTTATCCTTTGATAAAAGTTTGACGTATTTGCCAAGAACCTGTAATCAAAACTACCATCCGTTAATTCATCACTCGTTGATGGATAGTCTAAGTATCCAAATATGATTCTTCCATTTCCTTGTGCGCAACAGTTCTTATTTACGTCATGGCGTTTTAATACACTGACATTGGAAGTATTGTGCGCTACCGTATTGTCTTCCAATAAAAATCTTCTGTTTCCGTCTATAACAAATCCGTAATAATCACCAACGCCAATACTCTCTACCGAAAATCCTGTATGTAACGGATTTCTCGTATTTGGATGATGCGGCTTTCTTTCGTATCTTTTCCTGTTTACCTTACACGGTATTCTCCACAAATCAAGTCCATATATAGAAACACGAAATACCTCACATTCATAAACACTTCCGTCTTCTCTTTTCATTCTTGCAATCTTTGGATACATAGAACAACTAAATCCCAAATCAAGTGCAAGTCTTCTTATATTTTCGGCAAGAACTTTTCTTTTTTGTGTTACTTCATATCCTGTTCTATTGCCTGTATATGCGTATCCATCCGAATCAATTAATCCCGCTAATAAACTAAGTCTGTTTTCTTCTGAATCAAAAAGGTAATCTTTTGGAATATGTTTGTTACCTATAACACCTATCTTTCTTAATTCTTCTATTAAGCTAAAATTCTTTTGTTTAATTATCTCGTAACCACGATAATTGTCTTTTGTTTTTATAGTCCAATTTATAGAACTAATAGTAGTATCAAAATATGACGCTATTTCTCCTACTGAATAAAACACAAGTTCTTCTACACCATTATTAAAAAAATATGTATATTCTGATTTTCTGGATAGATGATATGTTATTTCATCCCTAACCATTTGAGTATCGTTTAATGATGAAAACTCTTTTAAATAATCAATTATTTCAATGTCTATATTCGTAATATTAACACCACCATGATACCCATCACCAAGCCACAATCCCAAAAAATAAGGTTCTACTACGTGCTTGTTCTCTGTGTATTTGACTGGTTTCTTATACATAACAGATGCAAGTTTGTGTCTTGGTTTCATTTTAAGATATTCCTTTATGGTTTTCTTAAAATAATCACCACCTCTAACTCCGGGTATGGCATTACCATCACTTGACTTCAAACATAATATATGCTCGCTGTTACAAGTCCACTCTTTCCCCTGATTTGGAATTATCTTATACATTTCGTCAACACCACGTGCTAACCTTAAAACATTTCTCGGCAAAGAATCATCCCCCATCAAAACATCCCCAACTCGTATATCTTCAACATTCTTTACAGAACCATCAAACATTCTTATTTCCGTTCCTTTTCCAAAACATTTTCCGGCTTCGTCAACAAGTAGGTATGTCATCTTTTTACCATCGAAATACTTCTCTGATGCCGTTGTTGCATACACAAATTTTGTTTGTAAGGAATCAACTGCGTATTCGTTTTTGCCTACATCGAATTTTAGTGAATCAGAAGTTCTACCCGAAGACGTAAACGGTTTTATCCATATAGGAAACTTATCAAACGATGGAAGAAGTTTCATCTTAAAATGTTCTTCTGCGTTATCGTTACTATAACTTTGAATACCACCACCGTCTGTTCCTATCGTCCTTGTAATTACCTCAACTCCATTGCTAATTGACTTATTTGTATTTCCTGAACGCCTGTTCTTTGCCTGATGCTTTCCATAGCATATTCTTCTTGGCACGTGTTTGTTGCCAATCCTATCCACTAAGTTAATCATAGAATAAGTTCCGTCTTCATTAGGTACGGCAAATCCGTCTTTGTCTATCTTTTCAAATGTTTCGTTTGACGTATAGCAATAATCAACAAACAGATACTCTTTTCTATCTCTATCTCTATATCCGGGTCTGTCTTCACCCTCGTTGGTATCCATTCTCCACACGTTCAAATAAAAGAAGTGCTTTCCTGTAATGTATGTTGGTTTACCCATATTGTAAAACCAATATCCATTCATTCTATGCCACCAAAATTTTCTTATGAAATTTATTTCGTTTTTAAAATCCTTATTCCTTTCGGTAAGCATTTCCCAAAACTTCTTCTGAATTTTTAGTAGTGTTACAACATTGTTCTTATTGGTAGCCAATTCCTCTTTAACGGATTGTACCGCTTCTTCTTCCAAGTCAATTAATCTTCTTGGCACTTCCAATCTCTTAAATCGTTGGTCTTTGTAATAATCACCGTACCCATCAATGTATTTCAACGGTGGTGGTTCGGGTAGTTTCAACACGATTGGTCGCAAGTCGGGGTCATTATCATTTAACACCACGTACTTGTCAGCGGGTATATAGTCCTTTAGATTACTCATCAGGCAATTTATCTCCTACAAATCTAAGCTGTTGTATAGTAAAATTCACCCCATAAGGGCAATCTAGTCTTAAGTCATCGCCATCGGCAAGTGCGTGAGCATAGTCCTCCGGTCTAATGGCGAGTCTCGACTGCTCAATCTGATAATAGAATCTCGACACAAAATCCTCTGTCTCCGGTACTGCCTGATTTGACATTTTCTTTTCGATAGCATTTTTCTCACGCCACAAAGTGTTCACCTCCTTGATTGACTTAATGTCCTGCTTTTCTTTCATAGCCCTCAGCACGTGTCCTGCCATAGCCTCTTGTAGATACACAAGGTAGTCCCAATCTTTTTTGTTTGTCCACTTTGTATAAAGAAGTATCATGTCTAATACGTCTTTATTTTTTCCTAACACCATCTGTACCACACGCTCGTCAAACCTCTGTTGCCCGTCATGCTTTGACTTTGTCTGTGGAAATCCTGCATACGCAGCCGCTTCCCATTTCTGTCCCCAATAGTCAAGTGAGTTCATTTGATGAATGGGTGAGTTCGGGTCGTACATTAATACTATATAACGTAGCACCTGCGACTTGGTGAACGTCTTTTCCTTGAAATCTGTAAATATTTTTAACTGTGGTATCTCTTTCTCCAAGAACGTCACAAGCTGTGGTGAGTTCGGGTGAATAGACATTTTTGAACAGTCAAGTGATTTTATGTCTCTATCCATATCGTATTATGTTGCACACAAATATAACACGCTGAAATTTAGGCATAAAAAAAGCTGCACCACGAATGATACAGCTTAATACTCATAAGTTAAATAAAGTTATTCTATGTATAACACCTCCCTCTCCCCTATCACCAAATATTTACTTCCGTCAAGTTCTATCTCTGTTCCCCTTGTGGTGAAGATTACGCTATCTCCTACACACACTTCATCACCACCGATAACCACCTCACCACGCTTCTGTCTTTCTTCTACTGCATTGGGTATTATCACACCACCCGCAGTCTTTGTTAACTTGTCTATTCTCTTTACAAGTATCTTTCCTTTTGGTACTTTTCCTTTCATAACACACCCACTATAAATATTTTCTGCACAAACCCCAATTCCCTATCTATCGTCTTAAACAGGCTGTATTCTATCGCTGTCCAAAAGCCACCATCAAACACAACTTCATCGCCTACTTCCACGTCTGCATCATACAGCTTTGAACCGTAGTGGTATTCTGTATTTGTTCCATTCACCACGACCACACCCAACCTCTTATCCTGCTCTGCATCCAAAGTTTTTATTATGCTCGATTGCACACTTTCTTTCATCACCTTTTCTACTAAACAATATCCGTTTAACGGTATCATTTTGTTTCCACGCTTTGTAAACACCAAGTCTGAGTAGTTCATTATGTAATACAACACACCGCCCACAATCAGTTCCACGGCATTTGCAGAGCCTATCTTAGTGAAATATACTGTATCTCCTTCTTCTATCTCTATGGTTGTTTTCCACTCCATACAGCCGTTAAAATGATACTGTGGGCGTGTCTTTAATACTTTTGGTATTTTAGTCACCACGCCATACCTTGCTACGTGTGCTGATTCATTCCACATCACACCGCCAACTCCTGACAATATTATTCCACTGTCTAACACAACGTCTTCCATCGGATTAAAGTCTATCCTGATAAGAACGTTATTGTTCATCATCTGTGACGGTAACTTGTCTGTAGTGTAGGATTGTTTTGCTCCTGCGCTATTGTTCATGCCAATAAAGTATTTTGTTTGTACCTACAATGTAATTACCATCTTTACTAAAGCACCCCTTTGTGTTGAATAGCACCATTGAATCTGTTTTTACTTCTTCGTTGCCTTTTACACACACGCCCCACTGCAAGTCTTTCTTTGTTGCCGTTTCAGGAATGATCAACGAAGTGTTTACATTTTCTTCGATTAACGTTACTAATATGTTATTTCCTTTTGGTGTCACCATATTTTTTGTTTATTTTAAGTTTTCGGTTGTAAGTATCATTGTGCTTAGTTCACACAAAACTCTATTCAAGAACACACGTATAGATTCATCTTTTTCCTGTATAAATCCTTCTGTCCAACCGGGTTCATAATTAAATTCTTTAAACGAAAAAGTGTAATCAACAATCCACCCATGTCCAATAGTATATATAGAAATAGATAAAATCTTTGGTTCTGTTCTACCGCTGTAGTCTGGATGAGCAAATTCATCTTTAAGAAATTTTCCGTCAAGTCTTTGTATTTCAAAAATTAATCCAATTGTGCTTTTTTCTAAAAACGACTTAAAATCAAAATTAAACTTTAACATTCTATATTTGGATGGATAAATAGATTCTTTTTCTCTCCATTCTTTAAGTGGCTTATTCTCATTACCATAAACGGCACGTGCAAAAATAGCATCAAAATAATTATTTAATTCCGTTGAGCTGTCTGGTAACTTACATTTACAGTCGTAGTTATTTGCCGAATATCCGAACAAAGATTTATTTATTCCGTCCCTATACCACCCATATTGATGAGAAAACCCATTGCCTGTTTTAAGCATCCAATCAAGAACTGCCATTTTTATTTCCAAATCATATTCGTGTCCAATCAATTTAGAAAAGGCTATTTTAATTGTTTTCATACTAATTCAAGTTTAAACGTTTCCATCAATTTCCTAAAGTGTTCCGACTGCATGAAATCGTCAAGAACATCTTTAGGTGTTAACATAATCTCTTTTGGTTCAGGCTGACTTACTTCCTCTTTTAAAAAGGTAGTTGGTCGTCTTCCACAGGCTGTAACGCATCTTTCTTAATATCGTTCCACTCGTTCTTGGGTACTCTTACTTCTTCGTTGCCCATATCACGCACAACCTCCGCACTGTACGCTGTTGCGCCTGTAAAGTATCTTCCATTGTATTCCCTGCTCTTAATGCTAAACGCTACTTTAATCACTGTGTCCAAACTTGTGTCGGATATAAACTGTATCAACTCTGAATTGAACGTGTCAAAACATATTTCAGTTGGGTACTTTGAATCCTTCACCTGAATTACAAATGACATTTTACTCCAATCACCAGAACCGTCTTTCTTTGCACCTGATTCAATCGGTAGTTTCTTAATCAATTTTCCTATCTCTTCCATACTAATTTAATATTTGTTGTTTTTTAAATACGTTCTTTCCTGTATTCAGATAGCTTATTGCTATGTCTGTTATGTTGATATAATCTTCATTCACCACGTCTGGGTCTTCAAGTGAATAAGCATCGTAGAAGTTTCCGTCTTTGTAATACGCTAACACGTGTTCCGAGTGATAATGATTGTACGGTACTTCCAACACACACAGGCTACCGTTAACGAGTGCCGTGTCTATGTCCTTGTAGTAAATATTCTTAAACATACTCATTGTTTTTATTCCGCAAAGATAAAACAAATAACGCTTAGTTGTACACAAAATTTATAAATTATTACACAACCACTCCATCGCACCGTTCAACCACCTGTCACTATTCCTAAACAATAGCTTGTTCGCCTTTGGATACATCTCTATCACACCGAACTTGGCTGTGTGGATTAAATAACTGCCGTTCTTTTTGGATTCTACTTTATACACCATGCGAAGTCCATCTAAAACGTATGTCTTAAAGTCAAATAGATTATTTCTTTCTTCTTCTGTAATTATCATATTGATTAGTCTAAATACACATTTGTTAGTCTTTTACCACCACTATGAAAATACCACTGAACATCTCCATCGTTTCCTATTGCAAGTTCTTCCACACGCCCAAACCTGTTGTATGTTTTACACATATCAACAACATAAGCACTTTCTTTGTTTTTGTGTGGTCGCATTGCCCTACCTATCATCTGATAATACAATGCCAATGACCGTGTTGGTCTTGCAAGTAAAATAGTATCTAATTCAGGAAAGTCAAACCCTGTTGTCAACACACCAACATTGGTTACTATTTTTATCTTTCCACTTCTAAAATCAGCTAATATTCGTTCTCTATCATTTTTTTTAGTTTGTGCTGATACTGTTTCGCAAATATCACCCAACTTATCTTTCACATAATTTGATTCTTCTACGAACTTTGTAAATATTAATATGTTCTTTCTTCCTGCTTTTAATAGCCTTTGTGCTAAATTTACTATCTGTTCCTCAAAAGATATTTCTTTATAGTATTTTCTTACAGAATCATCCGTGTAATCCATCTTGGTAGAGTTTACAACAAGTTTATCTGTATTGAACTCTACATTGGCATTGAAATATTCAATATCTGCCAAATATCCTTTATTGGATAATTCTTCTATTTGTGCGTAATATATTAAATCATAGAATACACGAGGTCGTGTCCGTGTGATGAATTTAAGCATAGTACCACCAAAGCCATCTATATTCATTCGGTATGGTGTTGCTGTTAGTCCTAATATCTTTTTAGTTCCTATGCTACTAAGGAATCTTTTATACATACCTTCTTTTGCATTTACAAAATGGCACTCATCAATTATGACGTTGTCAAAATGCTTAAATGCGTTTACTCTGTTTATGGCACTACCAATGGTGGCATAAGTTACTTTTGATATTTGCTTTGAATTAAATGATGCACTGAATATACTCGCATCTATGAATTGGTCGTAACTAAGTAGTTTATTAAAGTTTTGTTCAAGAATTTCCTTAGACGGTTGGAATACAAGCGTGTGTCCTTGTATGTTTTTAACAATATTTGCTATTATAAGACTTTTACCTGAACCTGTTGGTAATACCATTAACGCAGGATTCTTTCTTGCACCACTAAAAAAGTTTATAGCACTATCACACGCTTTTTCCTGATAGTCCCTTAATATATAAGTACCATCTGAATTTGGTTCTGTAATTACTTCGTTTTCTATTACACTTTTAAAATTCTCCATAATTAATATTTTACTGCAAAAATAATATATAATACACTATATTGCAACTATAATTTATATGTTTTATAACACATATTTGTAACTAACTGAATTTTAATGCTTTAAAATTCTTCGCTTGCTTTGGTAATAGATTTTAGATTGGAGGTTGGTGTGGAAAGTTAAGTCACCCCCCTCCCCCAAAGAAGGTGACTTAAATTCACGCTTGCTTCGTATAATGAGTTTTGAGTTCTCGGCAGGCTGTCAAGGCTCATAAGTCGTCGAACGAACTACTTGACATTTAAGTGTAAGATTTAAGGAAATCAGTAACCACCACCTTTGTTCGATTCTAAGCCTTGTTTATACTGAGAGACCATTACCAGTAGTTGATATGTAGATGTTGTTATGGTGGACACCACGAAAAAAGCCGCCCAAAGCGGGCGGCAGTATGATAAGTACATATAGAACTAAGGTTGAAAACAACCCCTGAAAATCCAATCTTATATAATCTAATACCTATCATAGCGACAAAGATAATAATTTATTTTTATCCCCAAAATATATACATAATTATTTCACGAAGATAGTTAAAATAAATTTAGTGTGCAAGTATTTTGTCAACTATTTTGCGCAATATACTATACTTTGTGTATAATATTGCACTTAGATGCTAAAATATTAGCCAAAGTTGGTTATAATTGACAAATTAGCCAATATACTGCATATTTTGGTACATATTTTAGGAACGTGGTGCAAAAATAGTATTTTGCGGGATAAGTTTGTGTTATTTGTCGTATCTTTGCGGTTAAAATTATAACGGTTTGTGTATGTTTTGAAAGCCACAGCACGAACACTCGAATTTAATTTTAAAAATATGAAACGAATAAATAAAAACATTGGTGCTAAAGTACAGGTTAGAGAAATAACAGTTGAAATTAACCCACAAGTTAAGTGGAAAAAACTTAAGAAGGTTACTGGTGTTATTGTTGAAAACGATGGGTATGAGCATTATTATCATACTTGCAGTGGTGGATATACTTATGTAACCAAGCACTTAATTAAAAACGATTGCTATAAAACATACGCTATAAAACTTGATAATAATGTAAAGGACATTGAAGGTAATAACATTATTGTAGTACGAGAGTTTGATACTAAGTTTTTGGAACGAATTGAAGTACCTAAGAAAAAAGTTACAGAAAAAGATTACTTTAATGCTAAAAATGTTATTGAACGATATGAGTCTGAGAATGGCTTATAACGGATAGTGGTATGTTCTGAACCGATAAATCACCACGAAATTTAAGACGAGAACGAATGTTAAATTAAAATTTTATACAATGAATATAGTTGAAAATAAACATGTAAAATTTGATATTGATACAGTTGAAGGCGCTGAGAAATATCTTGAAAGCGAAGGCGTAAATGTTGCCGAATACTTACAAAAAGGAATTGAAGAATTAAAAAATAATACAATGAACGAAAGAGAAGTACACTTAAAATTAAGTGAAGTAAAAATTGACAACGACAACCTTGATTACATAAAAATGACAGGGGAGATATGTGGCAAATTAAGAGACGACATAGTAAAATTATTTGCTATGACTGATGTTACCGGGGAGTGCGAACACCCGTATCGCTCATTAAGCGAAGATAAAGATGGTTTGTATTGTATGGATTGTAAAAAAAGCCTTTCGCCAATTTGAGCATTACCGGTAACGAAAAAGTATAAAAGAAGTAACTATGCAAGAAGAAATAATTAACGAAATACGCAAAGTTAAAACAGGAGAATTAACACCAGAAGAATGTGCTGACAAGCTATTTCTTTTATATGGTATTATGTTTCAGGTTTGCGTTATTCATAATCCACAACCAGTTATGGGGATGGATAATGATATAATAGAGTATAGATGTTCAGAATGTGGTAAGCAAACTTGAACATAACAAGTTTGTAAACGAATAAATTATTGCAATAAAATCAAACTTTAATATTGGATACTGAGTTAAACGTGTGAAAAAAATAACAAAAATAAAAATCATTACCTTTATACATATCTTTGTGACATGAAAGAGGACGAAAAATACAACACCGACATTGAAGTTTACAACTTAGTAAACGACATAAAGAACATAGATGATGAATCGTGTTTCTACTTTAGGATGAAAGGTAACAGCGTGAGTATTGGGTACACAGGACTTGACCACACGCTAATCACAGGCTTTATAACGTGTATGGAACAGTATAAAGAGTTGTATGACATTATCAATTCATCCGTGTTGATTTACGAAGAAGAAAACATTACAAGTGACATACGCGCAAATTAATCAGAAAAATATCCTGCTTCAAATGGAAGTGGATATGATTGCCAACAAGTACGTGTTACTTCAACAGCACTACACGCTGATGTCTGCCACACAAACTTTTTGCGACTTCGACGTATATAATTCTTTTGGTTATCTTGGGTGGTATGAGGACGTGATGAAGTTCATTTGTAAAAACCACAAAGAGATAAAAAGGAAGTTTACGATGGATGAGTTCATGGAATTTGCGTGGCAGTTCCGTGTGAAAAAACTATCGAAGTTCCCAATGGAAACGATGGCTGACTTTAAGAAAATAAAGATAAGAAATGCTTAGCTTTATTGAAACAAACTATCACTAATTTTGCTCAATATCAACGTTTGTGATATTATGCAAACATAACGATATTAAAAATGATAAACTTTTTCAATGTTGACAATTTGGGGTTTATGAAAAGTAAGCCAGATAAGTATTATGATTTGGCGATTGTTGTATCAAAACATTAATGTATATTTGTAATAAATTAAAACATTAATAAATGATACGAGATTCAAAACAATTGCAAATCGGAAAAGCTGGAGAATATTTGGTTTGTGCTGATTTAATTTTAAAAGGATTTATAGCATTTCCAAGTGAACAAGGACTACCTTATGATGTACTTTTAGACACAGGAGAAAAACTATTGAGGGTTCAAGTAAAAACGACAGAAAGACCACGTTTAGTTAAACAAAGAAACACGCCAATACCTGCATATATTTTCAGTATTAAAAGGGCTGGAGCAAATGGCAAAACACGCTACAATGAAAACGAAATAGATTTATTCGCTTTGGTTTGTTTAGATACCATAAGTATTGGTTATTTATTAAATAAAGAAATGCCAACAACAATAAATATAAGAGTTGATAGCGAGCGTGGTAAATATTACGATGAAAAAGGATTATTGGATTACAATCAGGCTATAAAGCTACATGAAAACATAAAAAATAAATCAGAAATAGGGAGAATGTTAAATATACAACAGGCTGTTGTAAGTAAATATTTACAACCAAATTACATACCTTTTAAAACAAATGCAAAGTATTTTTCAGAATTTAAAAAAGATAAATCATGGTTCCTGACTATATAAGTAAATCGGAAAATAATACAATAAATTTTTATAACTGTGACTGTATTGAATTTATGCGGTCTATTCCTGATAATTACTTTTCTATTGCCATTACAGACCCGCCCTATGGATTAGGTAACAAATTGACAAATGGTGGCACTTGGTCTGTAAAATGGCAGGATAAGGGTGCTGATTGGGATAAAACGCCAACAAAAGAATATTGGGAACAATTATTTAGGGTATCTAATAATTGGATTGTTTGGGGTGGAAATTACTTTATAGAGCATTTACCAAATTGTAGAAACTTTATTGCTTGGCATAAACCATATATGGATGGTATGCACTCCATGAGTAATGTAGAATTGGCTTTAACTTCTTTTGATAAAAACGCAAAAAAAGTATCATTCAATAAAGACAAAGGAACAGAATATAGGATTCATGTAACCCAAAAACCAATCTCCCTATACCGTTGGCTACTCCAAAACTACGCAAAGATAGGAGATAAGATATTTGATTCACATGGAGGAAGCATGAGTTCGGCAATAGCTTGCGACATGGAAGGATTCGACCTTGACATCTGTGAAATCGATAAAGATTACTTCGATGCTGGTGTAAACAGATTTAACGAATACAAAAGGCAGTTAACTCTATTTTAGTTCTTCTGAAATAAACTTCTCCTATCTATTTTAATATTTCCTAAGTGAGCATACATAGCACTCTGCATATTCTTTGCAAACTTTCCTACTTCTTTACTTCTATCACGTGAATACTTCACCATTTCATCTTCTATTGCACAGAAGAACTTTAAAAATTCACCAAATTCAACAGCACCGTTATCCACGTCATATTCGAGTAAGAACTTTCTAAATTTCCTTCTACGGTTTTCATTCACCCACGCCCACAGTTTCCTGCAACCTTTCCAACCGTGTTCAATACCGAGTTCCTGCCGTTGGTCGCCATAGAGTTTAATTAAGCGTTCCGCCTCTTCGGGTGTGGTTTCTGTAACGTACTTTGCTAAAAGTTTTGTGTCGCTAATATTCATAATCTTTTTTTACTACAAATATAGTAATAAATATTGCTCGATGTGTTGTAAAACATAAAAAATTATGCTCATTTATACGAATTATTCATTATCTTTGCAGAAAAAAAAGTTATGGTAACGTATGGTGCTATACGATGTGGCGGACTTTCAGCAGAAAGCCCAATACGAAGCACCACAGTTTGAATTAGTAAAAATATTTAACCGAAGCACGTCACCCGCCATATTGTATATCACTTGTTAGCGGATGCCCTTCTTCATAAATCATAAATAAAAATGAAAATAGCAGTAATAGTAACAGTTTGCCATCAAATAGGAATAGAAACTTGGAAAGACTTTCACACTACAAAAGTGTTTGAAGAAAATTCAACCATTAAAGAGATTGATGATTGGATAAAATCAATTAATAAAAATGCAAGTTTCTCAGATGCTAAAATCTCGTTGTGTGTCGATTAGGGTTTCCGCTAACAATCTGCTAAACGAATATTTTGTTATACAAAACTTTGTAAATGTTTGATTATGAAACTATCAGTAATAACAACTTCTTACAACAAGTGTGAAACACTAAAACACGCAATCGACAGCGTGATTAACAACTTAATCGGAATAGACTATGAGTTAATAATCGTTGACGATGGAAGCACAGATGGCAGTGTGGATATAATCAATTCATACACCGATAGTAAAATTAAGAAGATATTCACACCGCACTACGGAATGTTGAACGCCTACAAAGTAGCACTTGATAATGTAAGTGGTGATTACATTACTTTTTGTGATTGTGATGACTACAAGAATCGTGGACTAAAGTTTCAGTTTCTAATGATGGCAGCGTTTAACCATGACCTTACGTGTTCACGAGCATACATTGATAACGGTAAAATAATTAAGTCAGACACACCGATTGAAGTGTTGGAGGCAGGATTGGCTTACGACAATGTACTGAAAGGTAAGGCGTGTGTTCACGCACAAACGTTAATGATAAAAAAAGACTACTTTGACAAGTACATAGACTTCGATAAGTTTTTAGACTTCAACGTGTGGGATTTACCGATACTACTTGAAGCTATACGCCACACCAAAATGGTATATTTCGATTTCTACACAGGAACGTACCGTGTGGGTACAGAAACAGCTACCAAGACAGAAAGTCGCTTAAAAAGGCTAAAACTCGTGTTAGGATACATGAAAATAAAGCTGTGGTATATTAGAAGGTATGGTTGTAAACCAACCACGTTTACCTACATGATTTATAAATTTACAAGGGATATGGTGAGTATAATATTTAAAAGGTGGAATAAATGAACTATCTAATTGAATACACGGCAAAGACCACACAAGGAGTTGTGATAAAGAGTGGCAAGATGCGTGTGAAAAACAAAATGAGTACACTCCACGCACAATTGTCATTTGAAGATTATCTGAAAAGCAAGATGCCAAATTTCGGTGTGTTGATAGTGCATGACTGCAAGGAGGAAATGGATAACGATTTCTTAAATATTTTTAAAGATATTTTTAAGTAAAAAAACTAAAGTACCGTAGGGAGGCTGTAAACGGGCGTGAGTGTACGATGGCTGATTGTAATAATTGTGGTGTTATATAACGTTTTGGTGCTTGTTGTCAGTAGCGGATTTACAGCACAAATGTTTAATTGAAAATAAAAGTTGATATGAAAATAGAAATTAAAATTACCGATGATGCTGGCAATGTTCAGTTATACAATGTTAGCGGTTCGTTGCAACAAATAGTGTGGGACGGATTTCTAACAGCACAATACCAAGATGAACAATGGCATGACCAAGATACTTGTGATTTAATAGTAAAGAAATTAAAGGGAGAAAGTCCGCTTGAATATGCTGTCAGCAATGACCGATAACGGTTTAGCTATGTTTAGTTGCGAACAAATTAAAACGAAATATTATGAATGATTACGACTTATTGGAAAAAATGATTGAGGCATCATCAGCCTACGTTAAAGGTGAAATAAGCTCAAAAGAGTGCAGTGCAAAAATGGCAAGTTCATTAAATGCTCATAAAGAGCAATTAAATATAGCTTGTGTTAACCGCTGTGCTTCTGTTATCCCAACGACATGGTTAGACCCTTTATTGACAGGAAAAGATGCAGCATTAACTGGTGAGGCCGGTAAATGGGGATGCCCTGATATTGAAAACTTACTGAAAGCAATTAAAAACCGTATTGAGCATTGCGGTTAACGGTTTGCACATAGGCAATGTGGCGGACTTTGGAACGCTGAACTTTCTGCAACCACTAAACTTGATTTGAAAACGAAACTTAATATTAACCGAGAACCCGCCATATTGCCTATGTGCTGTTATAGGTAGGGCTTCTCACAAACTTAAATAGAAATGAAAAAAACAATTTGGAAATTTGAATTAGACGTTACGGATAAACAATTTGTTCGTATGCCACAAGAAGCTGAATTATTATCAGTTCAAACACAAAATGAAACGCCTTGTTTATGGGCTTTAGTAAATCCCAATCAAGCAACAGAGGAAAGATGCTTTGAAGTATTTGGAACTGGGCATCCTGTTCATTGTGATATGGGTATTGATAGAAAATATATTGGAACGTTTCAGATGCAAAATGGCAGATTAGTCTTTCACTTGTTTGAACGTCTTTAGCCTTACCAATAACTATGTTATATGTGCAATAAAATGACGGCGATTTATATGTTAATTATTTCATTTACAACCACATGAAACTATCACAACAAATAGCCAAGTACAAGATATACTTTGACAGGTCACGGACTTACTTAGGGTACATACAGCTTTTAATGATAATGAAACTGTTCTTTTCTGACATTAAGTTGTCGTACTTCGTTATCGTAGCAGGGGTGGTGGTTGGTGTGATACTACTGATAGTAATAGGCTATTTAGACACCAAGTTCGGCATCAGGTCGCGTGAGATGGAGAACAACGCATTGAACAACCCTGTGTATGTAGAAATACTTGATAAATTGAATAGAATAGAAAAAAATGTTGTAGAATTGCGATGTAATAACTAAATTTGTAAAAATATGGGAATAAGAAGTAAAATAAGAAAGCGTATCTTCGAGTTAAACGGAATTGAGGAAAAAGCAAAAGAGAACAACGACAAGGCTACGATGATTGAAATGGAGATTAGGAAACACGAACTTAAATTATTATTGTCATGGTTGAAAAAATAGATTCAGGAAGTGAAGTTTGGCAAGACGTATATGGATGGGATTACCCGGATTTAGCAGATGCCTTTGTATCGTATGCTGAACGTGGTGGTGTGCCACTGACAGAAGAAGAACTAAACGAACTAAATGATGACAGCGATTATATTCACGAATTATTACTTAAATATTTATTCTAATGAAAATTAAATGCTACGACGAATGGATTGAAGTGGAAGAAGTTTCTGACGAATCAGTTAGAGAACATTTCTACTCGGACAAAGAAGGTAATATGTACTTTGACTTTGAAATAGAAGGATATGATAGAACTTGATATTTACTACAACACCGATGAAACGTCTAAGCTCGAAGAGTTGGAAATAAAAGTTGACTTGGACGATTGTGAGCTAAAGAAAACACTGTTTATAACAATAGACGCTGTTTCTCCATACGAAGGCAACAGGACACTGATATACTCGTCCGGTGATAGATTTGTGTGTGCTTTGAGTTATAAAGAACTAAAAAAAATATTAAGTGAAATATACAATTGAATTTAACGATACACAACTCCAAATCGTAGCAATAGGGTTAGAGTTCTATTCAAGATTCCTTGCAGGACAATGGGAGATACCCGATGCAATGGAATGGAAAGAATATGAAAACAGAAACAAAGATTCTCAATTTTGGAGTTTAAGGAATCATGTTGAAGAACAACTGAACATACTTAAATCTGTGCTTACAGGATTACAATTAAATGAATCATACGGTATAGGTTCACCACATTTGTCAGAAGATGCCAATATCGCATACGACATATACAGACCAATATGGGAGGAACTTGTTGGCAAAGGTGATACGTGGAACGTGTATTCAAGTCCGGGATTAACTTACAGTAAAGAAGGTAGAATTAAAATAATAAAAGATGAAAACAACATTTAAAGTAACAGTCGAATACGAAGACATGGAACGTGAAGACTTAAAAGCAGAAATAGCAGAAAGCATATATGATATTTCGGGTGTGATTAAAGTAGAGGTAGAATAATCCCTTGTGGGTACGCTACGAGCCGTGTGAGGCATTATCGTACCTGAGTGGGTATAAATGTAAGCTATGAAAAAAGAATCAGTAGATATAACTCAATACGAGCCTGTGTTGGAATACAACAGTTATCTAAAACGCAAAACACAAGTCCCAAAGACTTATGTTAACAAGAAGACAGGAGAGGTGGTGCAAATACAGTGGCATAAAGGTAAATTTGAAATACAATGAAACTAATAGACGTAGCAAAACTAAAGAGCATAGGCATTGCGTGTGCTGACAGTGAACTTGAAACTAAGCAAACT